GGCAGCTCTTACGAAGTGTTTAAATCCATTAGGAGCATCTGTTTTAATAAAGAATGCATCAGTATCTGATAGGTAGTGGTTAACCACATATCCATCAGGTAACATACCCATGTTTCTCATTGCGTTGATGTCATTGTCAGACGTACCAACTCTAAGAGTAGAATTTAAAATTCTATCCGCTACAAATTGCGTGTTTACTGGGATGATTAATTTTCTTCCCTGCATTGCAACTTTTAAGCCTCTTTCGTCGATAAAGCCTGCAATATCAATCATTGCTTGCTCTAATGAGGTTTCGTTCAAGTCAGCATTAGTTGAACTTATGTTTGAAAAAGTTCCCCCTAAAGCAGTTGGGTGTGAAGAGTTTACTAAAGAAACACCATCACCACCAGCAGTTGAGAAAGCATTGTTTAAAATGTTCGCTGCTTTAACTTGCTTTGTGTATGCCATTGAACGTGCCAATGATTTTGTGTAACGAGCCGATAAAGTATCGTACAAGTTGTCTTCGACAGCTTCCTCAGTCAAACTGAATGCTAATGCAACAGTTTCGTGAGTATATCTAGCAGTGAAAGATTCTTGTGCAGTGTCAAATTGAACTGCTGCACCTTCTTGTTTTACTGCTGCTTCGCCGAATCCAACTAACATTACTTCTTCTTCAAAAGCTCTGTCACTTGTTTCATTGTCAAAAATTTCAGCATGCTCGTTCTCATAACGAGAATACTCCATACCGAACAAGGCGTTTAGGCCAGGTTCTAGCTCTTTCGCTAATTGGGCTCTATTAATCGCCATAATAACCTCCTATACGCCAGCTGTTCCAGTACTAGAACCTAATTGATGGTTATTGATCTTCACAACAAATACACTGTTGTTCCCTGCTGCTGCAGTGGAAATTGTATTGCTTGGAGTCTCATAACCAGCAACGATTCTAACCTGAAGGGTAGCTGTTGTTGTTGCTGAACTGGAATCTATTTCTACTCCAGATAGACCCGTAGTGGTACTACCTGAGCCGAAAATGAGATTCGCATTTTCGTTGATGTTTGCACCAGACAAACTTGAAGCAACTGAATCTTGTTGTACAACAAATAGTTGATCAGGGTCGTCTGCTACGAAAGCAATCGCATCACCAGGTGATAACGATGCTGGGAAGTGATTTTTAAAAGTCGGTTTGCTTGAAGTTGGGTCTGTATAAAAACATCCCATAAATACTCCGCATGATGCTTCACCAGCAGCCGCTACTTCAACTGTTCCGTCGTTTTTGTATTTAACGGGGTCGCCAGTGAAGATCGCAGTACTTTGGTTGTCACCTATAGAGTATTTAGTCGTTCCAGTTGTCCCACCTGGAGCCGAACCTACTTTAGCAATTGGACGTAAACCGAAAGCGGCATCTATATTAGCCATATCAGTCTCCTTTTACTTATTCAGAGACTAAAATCTTACTCATTAAGACTTTTTGCCTCCAAAAGTTACTCTGCTTTGCCTTTCCTGATGGATAGGCATGCTTGGATGCTCGTCTTTATGTAGATCATTTTCAATAGCTTCTGTCTTTTGATTAGTAAGATTTCTGAAATATTCATCTCGGTCCTCTTTCACCTCAATTGGACAACGCATCAAAGCTAATCCACCGATGCCAATTACACCTTTATACTTGCCGTCAGCGATAGATGGTAAATCCATTCTATCAGGATATTCATCTGCTTTTACAAATTCATACCCACTTCGTAACCTGCCAATAACATTTTTTTCATCAGCCATGCCACGATACTCAAGTCTGACCCACCTATGGTGAAAACCTTCTGGTGGTTCAGGTGCTTCTAAATTTGACGGAGGAACCCATCCCCTCGGTCGAGCGTCCTTTTCACGGGTTTCTTGTTTGCGTGATAGGTTTTTTATTCCTTTTGTACTCATGTTAGTTCTCCTTCACGTGTTTTGCGTACTCTTCAAGTGGCACACCAAGTTTTTTTGCAATAGCTACCTGTGACGGTGTGAGTTTCACAGTGCGGCGGCCTGATGCCGTTGTTCGTATAGCTGAAGCAACTTTTTGCTTCGGCTTACTTTTATCCTCAAATTTATGAGGAAACTCTTTTCGAATTCTTCGATCAATTTCAGTATAATACTCATCTGAGCTCGCGTCAAATCCTTCGTTAACTAATTCGTCATGAAAAGACATTGCAGTGTATGTCATTGCCTTGTCTGTTCCAAACCATTTATTATCCTCAGCCCAATCTTGAGCTTTTGGATCAGGTTGAGCCTGTGTAGCTGTTTGTGATTGAGAATTCCAAGGTTCTTGTTGAACAGCTTCTTCTTTTTGGCTAGCTTCTTGCTCTACTTTTCTTTTTCTAAGAGATAATCTCTCTTTTTCAATAGCTAATTGAGCAATTCTTTGTTGAGCTTCCATTTGTTTTTCAACATCCCCCTCAGTTACAGCTTGTGAATAAGCTGTTTTCAACAGCTGTTCTGTTGATTGTAGACTTTGTTCATCGGAGGCAACTCTTTCTGCTGATGTTGCTCTTGATACAGATTGTAAATTTTTATTTTCTTCATGCACTTGTTTTGCATAGTCAATAGCAGCTTTTTCACGTCTTTCTGCTTCACGCATTTTACGTGTAAGTTTATCAATACGTCTTTTTACTGATTGAGAATACTCTTCAAGCTCTTCTTCTTTAGCTTCTTCTTTTTTTTCTTCTGAAGGAGTGGCTTCTTCAACTTGAATATCAGATTCTGTTGATTGTACTCCCTCTTTCTTTTCGTCTTCTTTCAACTCCACTTCGACAGGATCACCAGAAGTATCTATCGGGACCAGTTTGTCATTTTGTGATTGCACTTGTTGCATAGACTTCTCCATGTTTATAGTATGTTAGCTGGCAATATGTCTCGAGGATCATCAACGACAGCCAGTATTTCATCTTCGTTAATTATCCGTAACTCACCACCATCAATCTTTACTCTAGATCCAGCATAGCGAGTTATTATAACCCAATCACCTTCCTTGCACCAAGGCCCATCGGGGTATCTCTCTTTATCTGTGTAGCACAAAGAACCAGTCTTTAATACTTTACAAATATTTGTTGTTATTTGTGATTCTTGAATTGTGTCATCGGTTAGATGAATACCACCTTTTGTTTTCTTTTCTAATTTAAGAGGAAACAAAACAATTCTCCATCCAACTGGGTTTGGAACTTTTTCTAATTCGTTTTTTGATTTTTCTGCTTGTGCACCATCCCATACATGTTTTGGTACAATTAATTTAGGTTTAGTCTTCATCGTTTAGCTCCGTTTTCTTTAGCAGGTCCGTGAGTTCCTGTTCAGCTTCTTTTAGACCAGCTAACCTACCAACCATATATCGGTAAGTTTCCCAATCTTTTACATTATTACATATAGCTTCTTTTGTGACGTCTTGTCTAGCTTTTAGTTCCTTTTTTAAATAAGTAAATAAATTTTCTAAGTGCATGATTTCATTTGATCCGATAATTTTTTACAGCGATTTGGAGTTTGACGATTCCATTTCGAGTCTAACATTTCTAGACTTGCACCTTCAAAATTTCGGTCCTGCAGGCATTTCCACATATTACGAAACTTAGACACGCCTGTAGGTCCAAGCTGAAATACCATTTCTGTAATGGTATGTTGAGCGGTTGTAGGTAAATCAGAAACACCATGATTTTCCATGAGTGTTCTAGCTTTACCAATTGCGTTATTTAAATCTTTATCAAATACTTCTTGTAATTCTTGTTTTGTGTAAGTTTTGCCTTCTTCAAAATTATCATCAGGCGTAACTTTATGACCCCAGCCTATTGTAGCGAATCCTTCGGTGTCCATGTACACGTGATCTTTAAAGCCTTCGGATAATTTTACTGAACCAGCTAATTCATCGTATGTCATTTCTTCTTTTCTACTCCTTTTATCTTTCCTTTATTTCTAGATGCATAAAAAACTTTTTTGGCATCTTTGCCATAAGTCTTTTTCATAGATTTCATTATTTTTCTACCTTTTTTTGTTAAAGGCATTATTTAGCGATACCTTTTGCCTTCTCGAAGGAGCGCATACCCGCGACACCGAGCATTGAAGTGACTATGGCTAGTAAAGGCCCAGTCTCGATGGCAGGCGGTACAATATCCATACCTGAAAATTTTGCATACCATTCAATACAGGGAGACAG